CCTCTACCAGCACCACTTATAGCTGGAATAAAATGTATATCTTCCTGTCCTACAGGATATGATATTTCATTCTCATCAATCTCATAATTACCAACTTTTACCTGATAATATTTTGGACTCATAAAACGCTCTACTTCTGAAAAATTATGAATTAAAAAACTTACTGCTTGTGAAACACTACTAACCTTTATCTCGAACTCTTTATGTCCAATAAACTCTGCTAATTGTCCATACAACTTTAACTTACGAAGCATAGCGATACCTCTTTCCTGTACATTTTAACAACCATTCAGAGTAAGGCTCTCTACAAGATAGTCTATCGGTTAAATGATGAATAACATCTCCTTCAAAGAATAATGCCACATGATTTAAAGTTGGACATAAAATGCTCATAAGCAAAACATCTCCATCTTGTAATCTTTCATCAGGTCTAAGTTCTCTAAAGCCTGTTCTCCACGCACAACTTTCAAATAATGGATTATCCATAAATTCTTCTGGAGTTGTAGGTCTATCCCAATCCTTTAGTTCAATATTCTTTTCTTCTTTATACCAATCTCTTACTAAACTCCAGCAATCAGTAATGCCCCATACCCATTGCCTACCCAATAATGGAGGTTTGTACCCACATGGTTCTAGATATGCCCATTGCTGCGTTTTAGGATTAACAATGTGCCATGGCAAATTACTGTCCTCACAACCAATTCTATCTGCTTGACTAGGACTAGGCGGTGTTATTGGATGGCTGTGAATTACACCTACAATCTCTCCTGTATTATCTGCTTTTACATAATCTTCTGGGTCGATGATGAAACATTGATGATCTGTGATTGAAAGGTTACGGCAAGGATAATATCTTTCTTTACCCTTTACATTTAACAATAAACCACAACATTCTCTCGGATCTTCTCGTTGCGCATGAAGTAATGCTTTATATTTCCAAGTCATTCTACAAATGTACCAATAGATTTAAATTCAGCTCGAGTACACTGTCTCTTCGGTATTCGTACTCCTGCTAAATCTGTAGGAGCAGCAAGTTCAAATTCAACTACTTCTCTAGTCTCTGTAGATTTACGATCAATCGAATAAACTTCTCTAGGAAATTCTGCCGAAGGATCTGCTGTAGCATTTGTTCCGTCAGCAAAGTTAACAGCATCAATAAATTTAGCTAATGTTCTGATTCGTGTAACCTTTGCCCCCGTCAGATCATTACCAGTTGTAGCTTTGTTTACAGATAAAAGTATTGATGAGATTAATCCTGTGGCATTACTAATAGTAATTTTAGGTCTGGGTAGCTGTCCTCTTTGAAAAGCAAAACCTGATGCTTGTACAGGAAATCTAAGATAAGCATTACCATCCCAAACTATCTGACCGTTTGCATTTAAATTACTGCCAGCGTGAAAACGATATATGTCAATATTTTGAGGAGTCCATGTAACTTGGTTGTCAGGAATAGTTGCTCCACCTACAGAAGCAGAGGCAAACCCACCAGGTTCAGATCCACCGCTTTGACCTGCTACAGTACATCTAAAAACAATAGTTTTAATTGCAGTACCTCTTACCACATCACCGACTTCATAATCTCTATTATTTTCCCACGCAACATAGTGTAATGCGTAATCTAAATTTAAATTAAATAATTCAATAATTGCAGACGGATTTATAGACTGTAAATCTGCAAATGTACTACTAAAAGAGACATATTGGACACTATTATCATAAACTGTCTGTCCTATGACACTTGCCCAATTTGGCTCACTAGAACCAGTAGTACCTGCTGTAGTTACCTTAAAAAATAATCCGTTATTAGCGGAAGTAGGTGCAACTATCGCACCCAAAGATAAACTAGCACCAGCAGACCAAATAGTAGTCATTATTAAACGGGTTCAAATACTTGTCTGAAGGTAGCTTGGATAGTAGCTCTATTGTTATATGGTATAGATTTACTCCATGCTTCGCAAACAAATTCAGAAGATGAACTTTCCCCTGGAGGAGTAAATGTAAAGCTGGCACTATCATTTGCTCTAGCATCTAAAAATTCTTCAATTTTTACTGCATCTGCTTGGCTTTTATTAAAAGTAAAATTAAAAACTTTTGGATTTTGATGTTGTGCCAACCCAAACAATAAACGATGCTCATATCCATCAGCAAAACGAACAGTACGAGTTAATGGTGCAGATCTTTTCTGTTGTCCATAACTAGGTTCTGTACCTCCAGTAGACGTTCCAACAGTAGAATCATCGAACGTAGCCATTATGCAAGTAATCCTCCTGGTCTTTTCTGTTGTATTAACTCTGATTGTATAGCAACTGAAATCATACGACCAAGTTCTCTACCTCTATCTTCATCACCTTCAACAGAAGAACCAGAAGCATCTACGTTTACTACTATATTTGTAGAACCACCAAGAGCATGATTTGGTGTAATCATTCCTGACACACCTGGACTAAACATCTCAGGTCCACGTTCTCCTACAATATAACTACCTCCACCCATTACTGGCCCACCATTTTCTCTTTTTATTGTTGAAATATTAAACGAGCCTTTTGGAACAGTATTGCCATGAGTTGCTATTTGTTGATTTACGAGTTGTTGAGTACTAGGTAGTGAAGGAGTTAAAAAGTTCTTAAATAAACCAAAAATACCTGATCTTATTTGTGCTGCTAACATTTGAGCAGCCATGTCTAAGAAATGATCTGCTGTACGTTGAAATAAATTTCTTAATGCTTCTTGTGCCGTCATTGAACCTTTTATAAGACCTTTAAAAGATTCAGAAAAACTATCACCAATACTTTTTCCTAAAGCATCAATTTGAGTTAAAGGATCTAAAAGTCTTTCCAATTCATCAACTGGTGCTTTAATAATTGCTTGTCTTTCTAATTCTTTATTAAAATCTCGTTGAACTTGTAATAAAGCTTTAGCTTGATCTAATTTACTTTGAAAATTTTTACCAGCTTCTTCTCCTCTTTCTGTTTCTAACTCATCAACAGTTAATGCTCTAAGTGAACCATCCGATCTTCTTTTTACACCACCTCTAAATGGATTTAACTGATCTAAAAGATTTGATTTTTCACTTTCTTGAATAATAATTTTTTGATTTTTAGAAAATATTTGTTCTAATAATTTTAATTCTGCCGATCTTGCACCTTTAGTTTTTAATACATCTAATGCTATTTTAGCTTGATCTAAACTTAGTTCTTTTGATAACTGAGGTAAAGCATTTAAAACAGATTGATTATTTTTTAATCCTGTAAAAATATCAAAAGTACCTTCTGACCCAAATGTTTTAGTTAATGTAATTCTTGCTGCTGCCTCAAATTGTTTAAATGCCTTCAATGCTTCTAGTGCTTCATCTTTAGTCATTCCAAGAGATTTAGCAAATTCAGTTACCTGTTTTGCAGTAAATGTTGATGTACCACCTGTTGCTTGAATAGAAACATTTAATTTATCAACTGCTTTTCTGAAATCAATAGTTTCTTGTATTCTTGATGCAATCGCAGTACCAGCTATAGATAAACCAAAACCAAAACCTCCACCCAAAGCACCACCAGCTACACCACCAATACCACCACCAGCAGCACCTAAAGCTCCTTGTCCAAATAACAATGGAAAGCCTCCACCAATAAGACCGCTAGAGACTGCTCCTGATATTCTTCCTGCCTTTCCTCTACCACTAGCAAATGGTCCTTGAGGATTAGCTCTAGCTCCAAACCCCATTCTATTTAGGAATGAAGGTTTTGCAGGTTGCGGACCTATTGGACTTGCAAACTGATTTGAATCTCCAAAACTAGCAATACCTTTTGATGCACTTAATAATTGTGCTGTTTTACCTGTATTTTTATCAATTTTCTTTTGATGCCTTAACTGTGATTTCATTACAGCACTAAACGCAGGTCCTATAGGTCTGTCATATTGAGTTCCTGGTCTAATACCAAATCCAGATGCTTCTCTAGATATTCGACTTGCTTCAAGATTTCTTAAAATTCTTGGATTATTATTTACTGTCATCATTGGATTCGGACCTTGCATTGGACCAAACATCGGACCTTGCATTGGTAATGGACCAATAAATGGTTGAGGTCCAAAAGGAACAGAACTTCTGCCAGCTATCCGATTTTGATTTCTTCTATTTCTATCTATAGATTTTTGTGAAGCAGTATCAAAGACAGTAGGACTTGATACTTGTGAAGCACCTCTACTAAAT